ACATGCCTGGAGTTTTTATTGCACTACTAACCGCGGTCCTCGCACCTTGGGGCGTAAAGAATGAAGCCAGTGAACCTAAACCAAATCCTGCAGCTTGTGCTCCTGGGTCCCCGTATAATTCAATTCCGTATTCATGTTCCGGCTTACTTCCAAAACCTTGTTGCCCAATCCACGCTGTGATTGGATTCCAGGATTCTTTTAGATTAGTTGCTGAGTGACGCATCATTGATGCTTGGCCGTCATTATCTATTTTAAAGACTCCGTAATTAGGTAACTGTAAATCACCATGCCTGGTCCACGCAACATTTGGCCCTCCTTCCAATTCTTTAAAATTTTTAATATAATAAAAATCTTCATCTTCATACCAATCGTTTGTAGTTAAATATTTATCTTCTAAAAACTTAAGTTCGCCTTTAACAGCGTTTGTTACTTCTGCATTACCTTTGTATTTAGCAACTAATGATCCAGGATCATCAGCTTCATTTACGCTGGTAATATTTAATCCTAATTTATTATTTAAATGAGTAATAACCCTATCATCATTTAACATATAATCTTTTTTAAATCCCTCAAAGTAATTTTGCATTTCAGGATGATTTAATTGATTTTTAGCTATCTTTTTAAAATTATCACTTTCTAAAGTTGTAGTTCCTAGGTTTTTAAAATAGTCATAAGGACCACTATATTCACCAAATGGATTTAAAATAGTTTCTGCTGCCGGCAAAGCTTGAAGAAATATATCAGATAAAGTTTTACCTGTATTATAAGCTGTAAAACCAGTATCAGCTAGCATCCCATATTGATTTCCAACTTGGTCTGAATCAGGAATAAATTGTTCTTCTAAATTGTTAGGATCTGCACTATCTACAACGTAGTCTTCATTGGATTGTGAAAAGTCTTTAATAAGACTTGGATCACGCATATTTCGTGTAGACTCGTAAGCTAAATCTAGCTCAGTGAAAGTTTCACCAGGCTTAAATTTTTCCTCGTATCGTTTTCTTTGGTCTTCAATAGTTGCCATTAGTAGTATGTCCTCCTATGAACATTTTCTGTTTCCTCATCCATGAAATCGTCTTTCAACTCAACGTAGTAACCTTGACGATAGCGCATCAATGCTTGTGTCATGCTATCAACATAATCGTCATGGTCCCCAAAAGGGAATGCTGCACACTCCTCGATAACTTCTTCTGCCCAACGCCTGCCTACTGGCGCATAAACTGCGCCTGATTCAAATATAGGTGCGACACTGTTTACCCTTGAATGTTTATCATTTCCCTTTGACGGTGTAAAGTTAATTACAGGGACACCCGCTTTTTGAAGCTCATGTGTAAGTGGTAATCCACTTGCCTTTGCTTCTACGAGAACCAATTCAGGTTCCCAATACTTATATTCCTCTTTTGCTTTATCTTTTAGTTCTGGAAAGTTCCACCTCCCACGTTTTGCATCCAATAAAATAACACACGGCTTATTACCATCTTCTGGCGTAAATACACCCCATGTTGTAATGGCTGAAAAGTCAGATGTTGTTTTTGCGGTAAAAGCTGTATCGTAGGATTGAATCACGTATTGTAATTCAGGGATATCTTCTTTCTCCCAGTCTTGCCACCACTCACGTTTTATAAGTGCACCTTCCTCGGCTACAGGATTCTGCATCCACTGTGCATTCCATTTACTAACAGGTATGGACGCTTTAACTGATTGTAAACCTTCCATGGACCAAAAATTACCCCACATCGGTTTGTCATTTATGATTGCAGGAAACTCAACTACTTCCCATTGGTCAGCCATGTCGTCTTTAGCCTGGGCCTCGAGCAGCTTACCAGTAAGATCTTTTATTGACCAACGCGTCATGACCAAAACAATCGCGCCGCCAGGTTGTAAACGCTGACGTGGACCGGAAGTATACCACTCGTAGTGTGACTCTAGGACCGTGGGCGAAAGAGCATCTTGCTCAGAGTGTGGATCATCAATGATAAGTAAATCAGCACCACGACCAGTAATAGCACCACCCACACCAGCAGCAAAATACTCACCTTTATGGTTAGACTCCCAACGGCCAGCAGCTTTTGAATCGGCTGCCAAAGTAACATCTGGAAAAACAGAATTGTACTCCTCTGATTCTATGAGGTTTTTTGCTTTACGACCAAATCGAATAGCAAGTTCCCCTGTGTGAGTCGTCTGTATCAGTTTTGCTTTTGGATGTCTACCCATGAAGAACGCCGGAAATAAATGCGACGCAAATTCTGATTTTGTATGTCTTGGTGGCATATTGACAATAAGTCTTTTAAGCTCACCGTTTGCAATACGATTTAGTTTTTCTGCATAAATTTTGTGGTGTTTACCTTCAACGAATTCTGGCCAAACCGTCTTAACAAAAGACAAGAAGTCGCCTTGCGTTTTTTCACGCTTTTCCTCCAGCTTATGTTTAAGAATCAACTTCAGTGTATTCGTATCTAGTGATTCTAATTTAGAAACGTTTTCCATTTTTTAAAAATTTTTTGACTAGGGTACCTTATAACGTTTTTCTACCATATTGTCACTCTCGAACTTGCCCAAGCAAAAAATAAAAGCATGCTTTCTCTAAAAGGGGGGGAGGGGGCTTCGGAGTTAGCCTTTGGCTCAGGTGTAGCGGGCGCGAGCGGTTAGCGAGCGAGAAAAGGCCCGGGCGGCAATTTGTCGCGCGGCAATTTGTCGCACCCCAAGATGTAGTAGCACACAAACCCAACGACATACTATATCCCGGCCAACTTATCCACAGCTTATCCACAATTAATTTAATTAGCTATATACATTATAATAAGACTATGATACTCGTTAGATAGAATTAGAAAGGACTACTAAATGACTAAATCTGATTTTAAAACAAGAGTGGGAATGGGTTTCTTCTCTTGCAAATGGATAAATAATAAAGGCGAAGTATCTGTTATTAAAAGAGCAATACTTGGTCAATATGCTTGGCGACATACTAACCTTGCAACGAGAAATAGTATTAGAGAGCATAATAATTATGTATTAGCTTATCGTGTAGGTAATGGCTTAGATGCTAACCATAGACGTTGGGCTAATATTAATACTAATAATATCCTAGAAATAAATGGTAATAGAGTATGATTAGATTACTTGAAAGAGTTAAACTTGTATCATTATTAATTCTAGAATTCTCAATATATGTGGCGATGTTATTCGCCATATATTTCTTTACTATAACACTTTGTGCCATGATGGATAAGTGTTCAACCTATTATTTTTAAAGGACTACTATGACAGAAAATTTACCAAAGGTCATTACAAGTAATGGAAGTGATATTACACCATTATTAAAAGAGATGATTGACCATTTAAAGTTAGAAAAAGAATTAGGCAACGTTGATAAGTTGGCTGATGTTAAAGTTCCAATGAGTTCAAGTGCTGATTGGAAGTTAATCTGTGGTGTCTTATGCAATTCAATAGTTGAATGGGCTGGACAAAACAGAAACAATGGTGGCTTAGACCTTATACACCATATGCAAAGCGATATTGGATATTTAGTTAAACGATTGGGTTTAGTAGAATAGAATAGTAGTCGCTATTTTACTATTACAGGGGGATATTTTTATCCCCCTTTTTTTATGCACTCAACTCTGCACCTGCCTTCCCGGGAACTGATCACGCTGGGCCCGGGACAAAGTGTCGCACTTCGGGGAGTTAAAGAGTTTGAGTTAGGTTTGGGAGTTTGACTGGCGGGCGCCCGCGGGAACAAACACCTGGGCTGTGGATAACTTGTGGATAAGTGTGGAGTTTGTGGAGTTTGGGGGAATAGAACGGACTACTGGCCAACCGAGTAAGGACTAAACCCCATTACCATCTCCTTTTGAGGCAAGAGCCGAATAACTCCGTTTATCTTGCCTCGTATTGTCTGCAACAGTTGACTACGCCGTAGTATGTTAGACAATTCTTTTGCTCTTTATCGGTTAAAGGAGAACTCTCCTCGCCCCTGCCTGTTTTTATCGGTTATAGTATAGAACTCAGTTATAAACTACACTGTAAGCCAATTGGCTAGTTATTATGAGGGTGCTTTGCAACGACTTACCTCATAACTAACTAAACATACTATACATCTTTCCAAACCATGACGCAATAGGTCTATTACTTTTCTTGTGGATAAGTTTCCAAACCCCATCATGCCACATGTAAGTATATGTGTAATCTTTCGTCCATTTGTTCCAACGAATCATAGTAATCCTTTCTGTTTCTAATGACATCTATATCACGAATCATCTTTCTCGTCAACTTTAATTCCCGGCGCGCCCGGTGGTTACGGACCAGCTCATGGCCCAAGGACCAAATTCCGATCTTGAGGGAGTTTGGGAGTTAAAGAGTTACAGCTGCAGGAAGCACGCAGCTTCAGAGATGCAGCACATGCTGCAGGAACATCCACAGGATGTAGAGTTTCAGGGGTAATAATAGTATAAAAAACGGCACATTTCCTTCTCTTTCTATAGTCTCTTCAATTGGTTTGGCTCTTCACCTGACTGGTATATAGATCCTGGAACGCTGGTTGTCAAGCTCCCGGGCAAAATATTTTCCCAGTTTTCTGGGCTTTTTATTCCGAAGCTCGCACGGAAGTTCCCCGGCGCGCCCGGTGCGTGAAGCAGGATCCGTCATCTGAAAAATGGCGGAGTTCCGGGAGTTTGGGAGATTGCGAGCGGAGTTTACGCTGGAGGTCCCGCTGCGCGCCCGGCCACTTATCCACAGGTTATCCCTGCGACAAATAGTCGCAGGGAGTTTGCGGAGTTTGAGAATCAGTTAGTTGTTTCTGGTTCTCCAAATACCGATTCGTACATCTTGTCCAAAGGACTTCGGTTATCTCTATTTGCTTCAGCAACAGTATCAGCATTTTCTTTCATGACAGGCACTATCTTATCATAGTGGTCAGCAATCCTATTTAAAGTAGCTGTACTTCTGTCTAATGATTCTGTAATTTCTCGTAATGCGTCCACTATTGGATTATTACTATCTTCTGGTAAAACCATATTAACTCCAATCTATTTCTATCCCTTACTTTTGCCTCTCACCTACTGGGTCACTCACTATTAAAGGATAAGTATAATATAACATTTCCAATCGACAAATTCAACACCTCTTTCCAATTAGTTGTGGATAACTTTTTGGTACGAAGGTGAAGACGCCGGGCGCGCCCTGGCTGCAGGATGGAAGCTCACGTTTCAGGAACAAACGGCAGAAAACTGGGGAGTTTGCGGAGTTTGCCAGCTGCATCCTGGATCCCGGCCTCCAGAGTCAGGAAACTGAATCCGCGGAAAACTGGGAAAAACTGTAAGAGTTTGCGAGAGTTTGCGCACCGGGCGCCGGGCGCCCAGCTGCACGGATCCTGGGCCGCGGCTAAAGGTCGCAGTTAAGGGAGTTTGGGAGTTTGAGGACTCAAGAGTTTGACGAAGTCTAGGTCCTTGAGCGGACCCTCATAGATCCCAGGCACTTGGAACACGGTGTTTTCCCCAAGTTCCTTGGTTTTACATCCGTGAAACAGTTTAACTTGCTCTGCCAGAGGCAAGTTAACAAGGATATAAGACTGTGAGCCAGCTGTAGCATGACGCATATTCCATGCAATTTGGAATGGTGATAGCGTCACTTTATTATTACTTCCCAGCACTTTCAATTCAACTGTGAAGAAACCTGTATCTCTATGATAAATTAAGCAATCTGGGAATCCTGGTGTAACATAACTTTCAAGGCGTGAAACAATATATTCACCACCGTCTAAGTACTTCTTTAAAGTCTTCCAAAAATTTGTTTCCGTCTTTACGGTCATACTTCTTCTTGTTTTTGTTCACCCTTTGTTTCCACAGGGGTGATGTCTTTAGGTCCTTCGCTATTGGATTTCCAAGACTGTTTGTGCTCCTTCTTTTTTAAATTGTCCATCAATACCTAATTCCTTTAAAGCTTTTAAAACGTCATCACGCGACATAGAGTCGATACTTCCTGTCCTGATTTCTTTACGGTCAATGTACAATCCGGCAGCTTGCCCACGCAACCGCTCAGCATTAACAGCAGCACTATAAGACTTTTCTGCCAATGATTTCTCACGCAGTCTTGCCAACTCTTGTACATGCTTATTTAACTTTACCTCGTGTGTCTTTTCAATTTCAGCTCTACGTGCGATGATAGCTTCTACAACCTTTGGGTACCTTTTACCATTTAATAATTCAGATGCCCTCACATTAGCACTATCTTCATTATACCCAGCTTGTCTTGCACATTCTGTTGGAGTCAACCTACCCTCATTCTCAGAATATATCTTAACAAACACACGTTGTTTATCTGTCAATCCATCCGCTCTGATTGGATACTTTTTTGACATATTTGTGGCACCACTTGTGGCACCTTTCAATCTTTCATCTACCATGCAAAACCCCGCAGTATAGTTGAATATTTACTCATTTTTATTTCCAAAAAACAAAAAAGTGCCTTGCGTCGTCTAGAGTAGTGACACATAGGTGACACATAATAAGTCATTGATTTATATAACTTAATCGTCAATTGTGTCACTGTGGCACCAGTTTGGTCCCCGGTAACAAAATAAAAAAAACTTTTGAGCAAATATACCACTATAGGTGACACATTACAAAATATAAATTGACCGATTTCTGCCATTTCCTCTTCCTATCCATCCTCGAGCTATTAATTGATGCACAAATCCATGCACATGTGACTTGGAACGTGACCCTATTAATTGCTTTAGCTCCTCATAAGATGGTGCTATACCGTTTTGATCTATAAATGCTTTTATTATATCAAAT